GATGTCGTTAGACCTAAGATTGTAGCGGGTATAAATTCATTAGGAAGAGGACAAGACAACGAAGCTTTAACTAGATTCATGGCTACGATAGCACAGACTCTAGGACCAGAAGCTATGATGAAGCTCATCAACCCAATAGAAGCAGTCTCTAGATTAGCAGCTGCACAGGGTATTGATGTTCTAAATCTAGTCAAGACTCCACAACAGATGGAGCAAGAGAAGCAGATGATGATGCAACAGCAAGCACAGCAAGAGCTTGTGAAACAGACAGGTCAGCTTGCAGGCACTCCACTTATGGACCCAAGCAAGAACCCAGAGATAGCTAATCAAGCTTCAACTTTGATGCAAGGAATGATGCCTCAGCCAGAAGAACAACCACCAGAACAATAGATGGCAGAAGAACAAAACACATTTACAGTCGACACCACCCCACAGACTGAAACAATGACTGATAACCTCACGCCAGAAGAGCAAGACTCTCTGGCTGTTGGGGAAAAGCTAGCAGCTGAACAAGATACTTTACTAGCCGGTAAGTACAAGACAGCTGAAGACCTAGAGAAAGCTTATAAAGAACTAGAATCTAAACTAGGTCAACAAGAAGATACAGATACTGAGCAAGCTGAACCAGAAGCTGAACCAGAAACAGAGACTGCATCCTTATCAGATAACGCTAGTATTATAACTGAAGCGTCTGAAGAATACTATTCTAATGGTAATAAACTTTCACCAGAGACCTTACAAAAGTTTAAAGGTATGTCTAGTGAAGATTTAGTTAACGCATATCTAGAAGTAACTAACTCAGGAGAGTGGCAAGTCTCAGATCCTAGTGCCGTTACAGCTGATGTAACAGAGCAGCAGATTAATGAAGTTAAAAACTCTGCGGGCGGAGAACAACAGTACAGTGATATGGTACAGTGGGCTTCTAAGAATTTAGACGAGAAATCTATCACAGCCTTTGACCACATCATTAATACTGGTAGCATCGACGCTATCAAGTTTGCAGTTAGTGGACTTAGATCACAGTACTTAAACGCAGTAGGATTCGATGGACAGATGATACAAGGTAAAGCACCTCAGACAACTAAAGATGTATTTAGAAGTCAAGCAGAGCTCGTAGCAGCTATGAATGACAGAAGGTATGATAACGACCCTGCCTACAGGCAAGATGTTATTCAAAAACTAGAACGATCAGACAACTTGGAGTTTTAAAATGCCCGCAGGGAAAGGAACTTACGGAAGTAAGAAAGGTAGACCACCTAAGAAAGCGTCAAAAGGACTAGCCGCACTCGCAAAAAAAGCACCAAAAGTTGCGGCTGCAATCATGAAAAATAAGAGGAAGAAGTAATGCCTTCTAATCTAAATCAACCCGGAGAGAGTGCTCCATACAGAATCTTTAGAGCACCTAGACCAAAAAAGAAAAAAGAAACCTACGAACAACTTGAGCTTCCCATCAAGTTAGCTAAGATGAAGAAGAGGACTAACAACAATGTCAACGAAGCGTAAACAACTTAAGATTGCTAGCTTGGCTGATGGTAGACCTGACGAATCTATAATGAATTATGTAACCGAAAAAGGTTTCTTTCTAGATGGTCAAGGTAATGCCTACCAACAGAGGGGAGGAAAGTTCGGAGCTCCAACAGAGTATAATCCTGACATACATGGACTACCTGTACCTCTAGCTAAGAACAGAAAGAAACTAAAAATAGGTACAGCATAATGCCACACACTATGGATTCAAATGCTTTTGACGAGCAGAACACAGAAGACGCTGCCGGTAAAAAGACGAAAAACAAAAAGACCTCTGACAATTTTGGCTACGGTGATATGCCTGCTGATTTTAGAAAGAGGTACAAAGAAATGTTAGAGCAACATAACAAAAAGAATGGCGGTTAAAAAGAAGAACGTCAGCCTCAAGATGGGCAAGCATAAGTCTCGCTCAGGAGGGCTCACAGCAGCCGGTAGAGCAAAGTATAATAGAGCAACCGGCTCTAACCTCAAGGCTCCACAGCCCGGAGGAGGTCCACGCAAAAGATCATTCTGTGCTAGGATGTCTGGTGTCAAAGGACCGATGAAGAAACCAAACGGCAAGCCTACAAGAAAGGCTCTTGCCTTACGCAAATGGAAATGCTAATGAAGGATATTAAGCTCCACAGATTTAGAAGCGACAGAAGGTTAACACCCTTCGCTCCTGAGTGGGACTATAAAATCATCGAAGGCATAATAGATGATGTAGATTTTGATTACGTAGCAAAGTATCTATTAGGAAAACAAGATGAAATTCTAAAACTTGACGCAACTCATGATGGTTGTACAGGGTTAGGTACAGACTCTACTACTGCTAGGCATACTAATTTTAACATTTTTAATTTTGAAGATGAAGAAATTAATAAACTAAAAGCAAACATTAAAATTCTACATCATACATTACTAGAGCAAATGGGTATGGCAGACGTCATACCAAAGCTAGAGTTATATACTCAATGCTGGTATAATGTTATGAATAAAGGTCAGCAGATCCTTACTCATTTACATGACATCACACCAACTTGTTACTTAGGCGGACATATTTCAGTGCAATGTGAGGACACTTACACTGGTTATACCCACCCAGCTCTTGTACCTTTATTAGATGAAGGTTCAGATAATGAAGCTTTTGTACATAAGAGTGAGAATACAGTAGGAAAACTAACTTTGTTTCCTAATTATATTCCACACTTTACCAGTGTACATGAAGGAGATCAGGAAAGAATAACTATTGCTTTCGATCTTTTACCTAACCAACCCACACCCAACTACATAAAACTATGATAGAAGTTAGAGATAATTTTTTAACTGATGAAGAGTTTAAAAATGTTACAGAGATACTTCACCCTAAGTTTGTACCTTGGTCATTCCAACAGGTGGTAGGTGATGAAGAATCTAATGTAGACACAACAGATAACTTTCAATTCTCATATACAATACTTCCAGAAACTTTATATTATCCATGCTTAATTGCTTTGTTTGATAAGATGGATATGGAAGTTCACTTTAGACTTAAGGTAAACTTAAATCCTAAAGCTGCACAAATAGTCGAACATGGTTACCATATTGATTTACCTTTACCACAAAGTAAAACAGCTGTGTTCTACCTTAATACAAACAATGGTTATACTGCATTTGAAACTGGAGAAAAAGTAGAAAGCGTAGCAAACCGAATAGTAATGTTTGATTCTCACATCAGACACACAGGCACGACATGTACAGATGCTATCGCACGAGAAGTACTGAACATTAATTACATGCCTAAAGATACACCTCCTCTTGCACCCGTATTGACAGAGGAAAAGCCAACCACAGAGGGATACTAATGGCAAAACTAAACAAGAAAAAAAAGAATACAAAGGACATCAAACCCTTTGACGAGATGGATACTAAGCTTGCAGCTGGTACACTCGGCACTCTTCATTGGGCTGACAAAGTAGGTAACACACCAGCTTGGCAAAACAGAATGAAGAAGAATAAGAAAGGTCAACGCCTTTATGACTTTGGTCAAGACATAATAGAGAGAATCTAATGGCAGCAAAGAGAGGTTTATACGCAAACATTCACGCCAAGAGAAAGCGGATCGCCGCAGGCTCTGGCGAGAAGATGCGTAAGGTGGGTTCTAAGGGCTCTCCCACCGCCGCTGCTTTTAAGAAGTCAGCGAAAACAGCAAAACCTTACAAACGTAAAACCAAGAAAAAGAAATGAGAATTAAAAAAACACTAGGTAAACTAGCTAAATCAGGACGCCTTGGTGTTATCGCTCAAGTAGCTAGTGGTAGAATACCCGGAGCTATTGGTGATATATTCCATTCTGGTCACATGGATGGTGTCAATGATAATGACTACGATCCAGTAAAAAAGAAAAAGAAATCTAACTCATATTATAGATAATGATTACCACCGAATACGGTAAGAAAAACATCTACCCTAACGAACCCCCTATACAATTATTACCCAAACAAAAACTAATGTCAAAAGAAGCAGAAAGATTTAATGGCTGGGCAGCAATGCTCGGATTCGTAGCAGCTGTAGGAGCCTACGCAACAACAGGAC